TTTAAAGTAGTTGTATTCGATTTCTCTGCTACTTGAGGAGCGATAGGTTTTTTAGCGTATAAGTCAACTGTATTTTTACTATCATCGGATAATTCTTCAAAAAACTCAGCTAAAAAGTCTTTTTGCTCTAAAGGTTCTGAATCACCTTCTTCAAAAAACTCTTTTATAAAGTCCTCAACTTGTTCATCAATTGTTGGTGGTTTTAGTATTTCATCATAAGCTAAGTCTACACATACTTTTATTGCAAGTTGTTTAATATAATCAATAGTATCTTTATCTAGTTCTTCACTTTTATCAAGCCATTGACGTTCACTTACGTAACTATTACCTCTTTGTTCATAGTAAATACCAATAATAGTACCTGCAACTAGCTCTTCTATTTTTGGTTCTTTTTCTATTAATTTAGCGAAAGGAAAAGCTCTGCTAACCATATCATTACTTTTATCCTCTTCTATAAGTCTGTATTCAAAAAATACAAATTTTTGAAACATCTCATCTATATGAACTTTAATATATTCCATTATTCCCTCTTATGTTTTTATCATATAACGTGCGACAGCATGTGGAACCACAGCTGTATGTGTGTGACCACCAGCAGTAACGCCAGATATCACAGCGGCAGTACTACTATCTTTAGCGCTAGTAGCAACAGAAGTAGTAGCTAAACTTAAAGCAGCAGAGGCTGAAGCAGTAGTAATAGTTCCTCCAGATGCGAAAGTACCTGCCCCTGGTCCCAGAGCAATTGCAGAAGACCGTCCTATTAGAACTTTATTTTCAAAGTTGGGAACATTAAAGGTTGAAGAACCATTTCCTGCTCCGTATGTAGTACCTGTTACTGCATATAAAGCAGCATAAGTAGTTCTATTTATAGCTTGTCCATTACATTCTAACCAACCAGCAGGCACGGTACCTGCTATAGCTACAATAACTCCTGCAGGCATTAGAGGTACTGGTTGAGTACCAGACCCTGTTATAGCAGAAGATAATATAACATTTGCTGCTATAGGTGCATAAGTACCATCTTGTTGTACAATACTTAAACCATTCTTACTTTCTCCAAGAGTTGGCTGGTGTGCTAAAGATACGTTAGCACTAGCGCTACCAAAGCCAAACTGAATAGCACTATTATCATCAGATCCTAAACCTGATATTCTAACAGCGGCAAATCCTACAGCATCAGCCGTTGGAGCCCATTTTTTACCTAGTGCATTACTATCAGCTATATCTACCTTTATAGTAAGGTTATTAGTAGATACCCCACACGATTTTAGATTAACTCTATCAGCAGTAACAGCGCTAAGACCAATCATCGTATTAACAACAGAGCCATTAGTAGGAGGTATACCTACGTCAATAAAATCAGCATCACTTCTGTTATTAGCAGTGACAAGATACAATCTAGCATTACCTGCAAGTGCTCCATCACTAACAGTAGTAGACAGTTCTCCTATTTCGTAAGTAGAAGCATTAGCCATCATAGCGACAATACCATTTTCATTACGATGGCCTATACCATTCCTAGTAAAATTACCGCCAATAGGAGAAGACTTTTTACTAACAGAGTCTGATATATATAAAGCAGTAGTTTCGGTACTTGTAAAAAATGTACCATCAGGTACATTTATATTATCACCAGATGCAGTAATATTTATTGCAGCAGGAGGACTTGAACTTCTAAAATTAGTCAATATAGAACGTAAAGAGTTATTAAACTGAGTACGAGAAGCATTCAGTGAGGTACCTGCTGTAGGTTCTATATAGGTATTTGAATCTGTTAATGCCATTTAAACTCCTGTTGCTGTCATCATTACTGACATTCCTGCAGTGATAGAACCTGCTGCACCATCACTGCTTTTAAGTACTTGATAACTAACTGCTATATTTGTAGCAGCTGTAGTTACCACTATATGAGGTTTATTTGCATCCTCATCTAACATTGCATAACTTATCACAGGTCTGGTTAAGAAGCCTGCACTAGTAATGTCTATAGTTTTAGTAGTAGCATTATATTCAGTAGTGTCTGTAAAAGTAACTGTATCTTTCTCTATAGTATACCTAAATTTATCAATTGTAAAGTCAAATTCATCAGGCTGAATATTATTTAATATAAATTTTAATTGAAACTGTCTAAAGGTTCTACTACCCGCTTGATATGTTTGATAACCCTGATTAACTGCTCCACCAACAAACTTGTCTACAATTACATTATTGTTTGGATAATATAACTCAGCATTAGCTACCATAGCAGTTCTAATTAGAGTTTCTGTCGATACAGCACCTAAAGTTCCTGAAAAAGTATCTCCAGATCCTGTATCATTATACTGTTTAAGATTTACTAATTTATAGTTAGAAGCTACAGTTGTTATATTCGCTAATCCATTTCCTCCAGTAGCATCCCCATTTGCAAAATAAGAAGCTCCTAGTCTAATTTCATCCGCATCTATTGTGCCAGCTATTAGTGCATATGAATTTGAATTTGCATAATCACCTTCATCTATCGTGCCAGTAGAAGCAGTATATGTACTATAACCAGTAGAATTGACTGCTGTACTTTGAGTAGCGTTAGTAAATATTTCTACCGTAGTATCTGATGCATATTTTGCAAATACCTCTCTATCATTTATCTGTGTCATACCTTCTACACCATATATAATTATTCGAGTTGCTGTAGTAGCTGTACCCCCCGAACCATATGGTGTAAAACCGGTACTGTCTGTACCAGATAATTCAAATGTATTATCAGTTTTATTTGCAACTGTTTTAGTAGTCCCATTTAATTCTGTCATTCCAACGATACTTGCAAACTTAACTATATCACCATTTTCAAATCCATGATTAGCTGCTGTTGTTACTTCAGCTGTAGTTTCTTGTGTTATTGCACTAATAGAAGCAGGGGGTAGTATATTATGATTTGTGGATGTTGTTATCACTGCAGGATTAGCTTTAGTGATTTCCTTAATACGTGTAGCATTACCAATATACTGTCCGTCATTCCAAATAGCAAACACATTACCATCAGCACCACCTGTCATAAAACTTTGATTATTAGAATCAAATCTAGGATCTGGCACAGCAGTATTGCTAACCCCTAATACATGACCAATTCCTCCAAAACTTGTATCTTTTAATATTTCTGCAGTGCCTGAAACATCGGTAACTCCTGATAAATAAAGCTCTTTAGTATCTGTCCAATTAGTTTGGACAGATTGAGTAGCCTCAATATCTACAAATATAGAACCTGTAACTACAGATCCAAAATCTCTAATTTTTGTTATATATTCTCCAGAGCCTGCAGCTAATAAATCAGTAACAGAACCAGTAGCTGACCAGCCAGTAGAAGTACCATTAGCATTATCGGTAGTACTAGAATCAAATGGCGAGTCAGCCTTATTAAAAGATACACCACCAGTATTAGAATCTGCAAAAGAAGCAAAATTATCTTCTTCACTGTTATCATTAGGTCTACCTGCAAAAGCAGTGCTTGGATCATCCTCACTATAAGCAGCTACTACAGTACTTCTATTAGGACGTGAAGTAAGAAGTAGTATAGCAGCTACATCCTCACTAAAGTTACCACTAGTATCTCTAGTTCTAGCAAGATAAGTAAATTCTCCAAAAGTGTCTATAGGTATAGATTTACGAGCAGTACCTGCAGATACTGTTACTAGAGAATCTGCTATAACAAAAAGCGCTAGTCTATCCTCATTTGTTAGGATAGTAGGACTACCTGCTATACGTTTTATTACTACTTCTTTAAGATCAATGTCTGTAAGCTCTCCGTCAGTAGTACGAGCATAAGACCATAATAAAGTAATTTGATCAGTTTGTTGTCCGCCAGTAAAATTAAAAATATTTGCTGGTTGATCTGTCTTACCGATAATAGATTTACTTAGTACAGCAGTTATACCTCTTATATCTTTATTTAAAGGTACAACTCTAAATATGATATTTCTACTATCACTAATTGCTCCTCTATTTACACCATTAACAGTAAATCTAATCTTACCATCATTATCTACACCAGTAGCCGGAACTTTTACAGTATTAAAAGAAGTTAAATCAGTACCTCCATCATCGGCACCTACATCATCTACTGAATCTAGTTTATATGATATTTCATAATCTGTAACACTTTGTTGTAAAATATGATCAAATTGTACAGTTACTCGAACAGCTACTCCACCAGTTTGTTCACGGTATAAAGATTCTTCAATAACTATATTTTCTACTTTTTGTATAGGAATAGGCTGAATATCTAAAGACTTAGTATTAAAGGCACTAGTTCTTCCACCTCTGGTTTTATTTCTTGCTCTTATTGATGTAGTACCTATTGATAAATCAGGTATTATTTTATTTTTAGTAAGAAATAAAGCTTCATAATCTGATCCAACTTCTAATTTATATACTCTATTATTAGCTAAAGTAAATCTACCAGGAAACTCATTAGTATCATACTGAAAAGTACCTGATCCATCAGCAAGATCACTAATAGACCCTACAGGGTCTATACTTATATTTGTAAAAGATAAACCTCCTAAATTAGAGACAGGTCTACTAGCAGTTTGTATTCTATATATATAATTAGCAGTTAAAGCTGTATTATATTCTGCAGAAAGAGGATCATAACTAGAATCAGAAACACTAAATACATTATCATGAGAAGACTGTATGTTATCTCCTACCTCAAATATAGGAACAGTATAGTAATCTACTTCAGCTCTAAAAGATGTTTCAGAAGGATTATTTGTATATACTATAGTCGCATTACCAACAACTGTATCATTTTTATTAAATACAAACTGACCAGAACTTTTCGGTAAACCATCTACAAATAGTCTAATAAAAGCTTTATCTCTAGGTGTTACGGGTAAATCTATAGTAGTAGTAGTTTCGTTACTAATTATTTCACCACTTTTTATATAAGTATCTTCATAACCAGATACATAAAAACTATTATTAGAGTAATGTCTAGAATCTAAAAGTTGGTTTAAAGTAACGTAAAAAGGAGTCTCAGGTATTTTATTAACTAAAGTTACGTCTTGAGTTTTTTTATTTTTTATTTTTATTGTATCGTTTGCTAGAGTAAAACCTACTATTGGTTGACTAAGTTTAGTTATTGTTCCAGCATATCCTACAAAATTCAACAAACCTTGTTGTTGGGTTTTTTCCTTAATAGGTATAGTAATATTATCAGTACCTTTTAGTGTACCAAATACAGCATCATCATTAGCATCTAATATATTACATTGAAAATTCTGATCAAATATTTGTCCAAAACCTTCTAAAGTTAGTTGTATATTACCATCTTCAGTACCTCCTTCAGTATCTACAATACTAATAGCAGTACATAATAACTTTATTTGTCCTATTATACTACTAAAACCATTTTTACCTGCTATGGTTACAGGAGTTATGGTAGTAGTATCTGCTAGTAATATGTTAGGGTCTTCTACATGAATAGTTTCTCCACTACTTCCTGATAAATTAGCATTAGCTACTAAGCTAGCAGCTCTAGGTCTAGATATATCATACTGAGTAGTATAGGTTATGCCAAATCCATCTTTTTCAGTAGAAGTTGTGAGTAAACCATCCATAACAATAGAACCATCTGCTTTTGATCTAGGATTTTTTGTAAATTCAAAGTTAGGTACGGGAGGTACAGTAAGACCAGATTGTATATTAGTATAAGACGTAGGTTTATAATCAATAAAGGTATCAGAATCAACATAAATATTAGATATATATTCTGCTGCAGCTACTTCAACAGTTTCATCCTTAGTGTCTCTACTAATATGTAATATTTTAAATAGTTTATCACTTTTAGCTCTATATACGTCAAACTCTGTTTCTATTTCTCCAAAAGTCCATAAATCACCTTTTTGAGGAGCAGTATTAGCAGTAAATGCAGTATAAAGATCCCAGGTTCTATTTATATTATTATATCTTTTAATAGGATTTACAGTAGCTAGATCAAATCCGGAATTAACATTATCAGTTTTATTTAGTGCAAAGCCATTACCAACTCCTACCTTACCATTAGATACTATGTATAAGTCAATTCTTTCATCTTTTACTTTTATTACTCGTAATACAAGAGCTCCTGTATTTGCAGTAAAAGTAGTAGCAGCTAAAGAAGGCACTGTAAAATGTTCCAAAAATACATTAGTATTACTTGCTTCAACAGCAGAATCTGCGTGAATCTTACCTCCAAAGCCATAAGCCACGCCACTAGCTTGTTGAGATACTGCAATAACATCACCTGGAATAAGATTTAAAGCATCAGTACTAGTTGTAAAAGTACAAGTTCTTCGTATGTACCTAGAAGCCGCAATTTGGTATTGTGCAAATCTAAGTGCCTGACTTCTTCTAGTACAACCTACTAGGTCTAAGGATACTATATTTTCTACTTCTGCTTTTAAAATACCATCATTACTACCTTCTTGATCAACACGTATTGTTTCTCTTTTATAATGATTGGTAGTATCAATGTAGCTTACATCTACACCTGTTAAAATATCACTTTCTTTATTACCACCTATATTAAAACTACCCTGCGCCATAGTAGCCTCATTAAATACCATAACAGGAGTTTCATCAGGTAAATCACATGCTAAAGTAATTTTACCATGAGCATATACAATAGCACCTCTAAAACTTGCTGCTAAAGTATTAAGAGTATCAAATGATTGTTTTTGATCTGCAATAACAACATCTAAGATAAATCTTCTTTCTTTAATTTTAGTTCCTTGAGCTAATCCAATTTGATTTTGTCTAATTGCTGTAAATGTATTTCTGGGTTTGTATTTAAAGGAACCATCAGATAATCCATCTACACCTATAAAGTTACCTGTTGTAACATCACAAGCATCACAGTATTGAGCTATTTGATAAAATCTATACTTATCAATAGTAGCTTCAGGAACTCCAAGCCCATATGTTTTATTTGTTAGTATATCATATATAATCCATACAGGATTTTGTGACCAAGAATATACAAAAGTACCATCCCAAGTTCCTGCGTATATATTAATAGTAGAACTAGTTTGAACTGTTGTTCCTGATTGTTGCATAAAATAACCAGCTGTTGCGGCACTATCATCACCTGTAGCAGGAACTTCTATATGTCTCCAATCAATTTCTCCACTAACTAAAGTAGGTTGATTATAATTAGTAGGAACTTTGATTAATAAACCTTTTACTAAGCTAGTAAAAGTAGGTACACCATTATGCTCATCAGTAGCTTTTAAAGCGTAACCTATATGAGCAGTTCTAGGATAAGATTGAGGAGAATTTTCTATCTCATTCCAGCCAAGTAATTGTACAGAATCTATTGTACTAGAACTATTAGTATCTGAAGAAGTTTTTGCTACAGTAAATCTATACCCATTGACACTTTTATTATCTTCAGGTATCTGAATCCTAATCATAAACTTAAAGTTATTGTCAGTTTTACCACTAATAGTCCTACTAGCTGTAGCAATTTGAGTTGATCCAGTACTATCAAATACTTTTACACTTACAGATAAACTATGACGTAGTATATCACCTTTATCAGTTATTGTTCGTAAACCATTAATGCTAAACATAAATTCTAAAGCATCCCAGTCTTTAGTAGAAGTTTCTTGCAAAGAAACTCCAGAAGCAGGTATGCCTGAACTACCACTTTTTAAACTTACAGGAGAAGCAAAATTTTGAGGAGTAGTAGTTGTTTCACCAAATACATCTAATCTTCCTTGTGTAGTAGTTCCTGTAGTAGATAGAGTTTTAAATTTTTTAGTATTTTCAAGACCATTACCATCAAGATTTAATAAATCATCTATAGAATTATCTGAAAATTCTATATCTTGAGGACCATTAGGATTAATTCTATATACAGGCCCTTCTCCTAGTCCTACAACTACAAAAACTATATCAGTAGAAAATAAGTCTTGAGAATGCTCTACAGGAACATGAGGCTCTTGTCCTCCACCTTTGCCGCCTTTAGCCCCTTGTATAATAGGTACTTGTATATTAGAATAATTAGTAAAATTTCTATACGCCATCAAATTGCTCTCCTATGCTAATAGGATCACCACTACCGTGAACAAGGCTAGTTATATAACCACTTAAAAATTGACCTGCTATTCTATGTTGTCCATAAATTAATGATATAGGTGTACCACTTGTAGAACTATTAGTCAGAGAACCAAACATACCATTATCTCTTGTTGTAGATTCTGTTTGTTTACTTTCTCTTGCAGCTGGAGATTTAGTTAGCATTGCAGTAACCATTGATAAACCTACTTGAAGACCTATCATTTGCATAGTACTTAAACCTTTTGCTGCCCCAGCTCCTTGAACGGCTGTATATCCTCCAGCTCCTGGTGCTCCCGCTGCTACACCTGTCATAGGATCAATAGGCACTGCTCCACCAGTTTGTGCTATAATGTATATAGCCGCTATCACAAGAAGAGCATTTCTTATTCTTTTACCGTCTCCTCCTGCTATAGCAGGCACTAAATGAATAGTATCACCATCATTAAAATGTTTAATATCTATCATATCTCTATTGATTAGCTTTAAATTATCATCTAATAAACAGAAAGGCTCAGTAGCTTCTCCAGAAGCTACTTGAGTTATATATTTAGAAAACTTAGGATGTACTCCTTTAAGATAACGTATAATATCAGAAGCTATAATAGCTTCAAATGTATATATATTATTATCAAAGAATTTATTATAAGCTGAATGTATTTTAAGATTTATTAACAAGATGTTCTTCCTTAAACTCATCAAACATGAGTGCGTCTACGTTATGGTCTAACCAGTATGTAAAGAATTTATTATTAAATCCTACTATAAATTTATATTCTTTAAAAGCAGCACTTATTTTATCTTCCTTACTGGGTAAAGGATTTTCTTCTCCAGGATGAGAATGAAATATACCCCATATATTTCCATCATTTTTTACTAAGTCTACAGGATCTAGTATAAAAGTGTGTTTAGGTATGTGAGAGATGTTATTACAGGGTATATATTTAAAATCGTTAGTTATGATTCCTACACATTCTCTAGGATAGTCTAGCATAGCATGAGCATTCATATCTTCTTTAAGTTTTAAAAATCTTTCCATCTATATACCCCCGTAGTATATTGTTTATAATAGTTACCATAAGGTGCAATCCAACTTTTATGTTTTATCATGGTTTGTAGTATTTTAGACCTATCAACATATAATGCACAGTGATTAGTTACATTAGTAGATCCTAAACTCATAGTTATAATATCATAAAGCTGTGGTTCTTTAACTTTTCTCCACCCTGTTTTTTCATTTGCATTTACTTCAAAAAGTCTTTCTTGTGTTTTACTATACCAATCTTCGTCTATTATTTTACAAAAAGTATCAGTAGTGTAAGGAAGGTCTATATTTAAGTGCTTTAAATACACTAATTTACAGAGATTAAAACAGTCAATCCCAGTCTCTGCATCATTACCTAAATGTAAATATGG